GCATACAATCCCTGTTTTAAAATCTTTTCTAGCACGATGCAACCCATCAACAACTTCATCAACGCGACTGCTGCAGTAGTCAAATACATTGATGGCCAGATCTGGGCCAAAACACACCTACGTCTAGACATCTTAGACATTCAGAAGGTAGGTAAAACCAAACATGATATCCAAAAGGATAATAAAATATTCGAGACACCCGAGACGGCAAAACGGGCCGGGTGCGATCAGGAAGGTCTTAAAAACCGTGAGAAACCCTGGTCCGTTAGTGGTTTGGCTGAGCAAATGAGGCAAACAGCAGTCAGTATGGCTAAAGGGACTATATACGGTATAAAACAAAGCATCTTAGTTGGACCAAACCAACAGTCAGTATTTGGTTTAAATAAAGCGTGTTTAAATACAGATGGGACACCATCATACGTGGCAGTCCTTAAGATGTTACCGAGATAAGTACATCTACGGATCTCAAAGAACAGAGGTTAAACAAGTATTTTGATTCTGTAATAACCAACAAGTTTTATGATAACTCTATGTCCTTATTATTTGTCTTTTACCAATACATAGCAAAATTGGATATGGTTGAGAAAAACACGCAATATGCTCATAAAATTAAGCTGAGACTTGAGTTAGTTAAAGAAATAGTAGAAGCAGCTAACCAAACGCAGAAAGTAGACAAGCTTTGTGAATATATAAGAACTATTGATACTGCTGTAGGTATAACCAAGTATGATAGAGATATTTATCATTGGATTCGTGAACTTGATACCTGGGTGGAGGGAGTGCCTGCAGCCTTATATGATAATCCTCAGGATATGACTGATGCGCAAAAGGAGCAATATAGTTTTACTAAGGATATAAAGGTATGGAAGATGTACACTTATGATGACGGACATTCTAGTAGTGGCCAACATTTCGGTGACCACATTGGTTTTGTCAATGGACTTTTCAAGATACCAGCAGACTTATATAAGACTACGACTTCAGATGAATTAATATTAACTCCAGTCAATAGGTTAGTGCCGGATACTGATATAGAGTTAGCAGAATTAAATCGCTACCATGGAGTAATGAACTTGGACGGGTTTACGATGAAGGAAGTAGCCATATTAAATAAAATGATGAATGGTAACTTGCGGAATACACCCTTTCTGATAGATCAGGATATAGATTTAGGTCTATCAGAGCAAAAGATTAGGTACATTAAGATCTCAGATGACTTAAATATACAGTTTGACTTTAATGTCACAGAACTCAAAACGGTCCTATTTAAGTATATTAGGAACCATAGAGTACATGAAGATGCTTACGAAGCAAGGCAACAGATGCGGTACTGGCTAGCACAACCGGGTTGTGAGACGGTCGAGGCACACTGGTGGTCACACTTGACACGAAGATTGGTGCTGCCTAGACCAGGTTTCATGCGGGCTGCGGTACCACAAATGCTCGCTGGGGAAGGGGTATCAACGACCTTAGATGCATTGAGCCAATATAAACGTGACACACACGATTTCTTTTTGCCTGTGTTCGAGTCATTATTTGCCACGACCTGTTGGTATTGGGGTGAATACTTATTGATACACAACACGAAAAACATGTATGGGCTGTTACGTAACCTTAAAACACCAAACAATTACGAGCTACAAGATAGAGAGAGGGCAGATGCACTGTATTCTGCAGTAACAGGTCTGCCTGTTAAGAAATGTTTATATGATCAAGTTTCTACGTTTGTCTTAGGAGGTATTGAGTCGTATTATGGCATAACAGTTAGATTTGGTCGACTGGATCTACCGCATATGGAAGATCTGGGCTACATGCTCGTAAATGGTCGTTTGAACTACGGAAAGGTAGTCACGCCTGGCTGCACACCACTAGTGGTTGGACTATCTGGTAGTTTGATGTTAGGAACGCCCTACGCGGCAGTATTTACTATAAACGCGGCAGTGGGCAAAGACGAATACGGTATAGCTAGAACGGCATACAACTACAATGACCTGTGGGGCATGGGGGTTCTGGCTAGGTGGAATGGCTACAACTTACACTACCAACATCCCAAGACAGACACAGCTCATAGAATTTACGCAGCAAATGACGTGTCTATAGCACTACCACCAGTTCCTCCATATAAAATGAAGACAGCACAGTCTTACCGATACTTGAATATGTCACAACGTGAAAGATGTTTTGGTGCAGATCACGAGTGGGCAGTTGATTGTCATATGATATTGACATGGACCCGCCGGAGCTCACAATTACTGGAAGAGGCAAGATGGAATGCTCCATACGCCACGGCCAGCGAGCCAACATATAATATACCAAACACTTTGGTTACAGTACCAGAGTTAGTCAAACAGTATCAAGGTATGGTTACAGCTGATTATGACTACGTGACGTCGGGTTTTCGGCTCATCCAAACCCAAGCAGGCGTGGCAATGCCAGGCGAACGCAAGGAGTTAGACTCACTAGTTGTGCCACCGGAGGAACCACCGCCACTGGTGCCAATAGCAGAAGTAGACAGTGGTCAGAGCTAACAGCAGTACCATTAGCTATCAATGTTGTAGGTAATATGGCCTATCTGTCTGATACTGATAATGGACAATTCTTGCTATTTGACTTGTATGTAGGTAGGGGTGTAGATGGTTATAGGCCATACTTGTATGGTGAATATATAGTGATGATTTATGTAAAATATATTAAGAATTTAAATATTACAGCAATGTACATTAGTAATGATACAGATTTAAGATATCTGAGTAAGCAGGCTACTCTTAGAATATCTAGGATACAATATGGTCCACAATTATTTCCCTATGGTATTTGTAATGACCAAGAAATCATTAATTATCTTTTTTATGTGACTAACCGTAGTCAGAAACGTTATACGGGGTACAGGACATACCCCAATTTAGAAAATATTTTTAATGGTACAGTAGAGCCTATTATCGACAAAGTGTCTGCAAGCCATCTGAGGCATATGTCGATTCATGAACTCAGGAAGTTCGGGCTAACCTATTTCAAAACTAATGTTGAATTCGCGCTACCTATGTTGGAAAAAATAGCTACATATGGGATACGTGAGAGCTTCCTGGTAGGAGTTCTCGTTTGGTGCTGTGCACTAAGTAAGATAAACAGGCAACTAATGAGCAGGAGTGGCATCTGGCTATGGGACATTACTAATGAAGCAGATTTTTATAATCGGATTAAGAAAGACTTCAGCCAGCGGCTTAAGGCAGTGCAGAATCTATTAGATATGGACATGACACAATTCTTTGAGATGGAAGTATTAGTAAATAGAGGTGTCGGCTCAGTTGACTGGGAGGCTGAGAAATTACATAGAATAAAGCCTAATACGTGTACAATAAATGCGGGTATCATTTATAAAGAATCTACTAACTTGTTTCAGAGACTACTCTCACTAAACAGTAAGCCACAAAAATCTTCTTGGGATAGTTACTGGGCCGGACGATGGCAATGGTCACCGACAGGTGCCTATCATTCACAATACGAAAGTGATAACCAGTATAAAGCGAAATCACGATTATTGGGCACAAGTTCTTTGCATTTAACAGGATGCCGGACATCACTTTTGAAGAGATGATTAGTAGAACACCAGAAATAGTGCTTGGCCTTCAGTCAAATGCGAGTGGGGGAAGCAAAGAGCTATTTATGGTGTAGATGCGACAAGTTTTATTATTAGTGGCTATGGCTTCGCGGGTTGCGAAGAGGCACTAAGTGCATTATTTCCTATCGGGCCAGCAGCTACTGAGGATAATGTGAGTAAAACTGTACATGAAGTATTACGTAACGGTATACCGTACTGTTTTGATTATGAAGACTTTAACTCACAGCACTCACATGATAGCATGCAGGCTGTGCTCGCAGCATATCGTGAAGTGTTTAAGGATAAATTGTATAAAGAACAAGTTGATGCTATAGATTGGACGATACTCTCTTTACATAATAGTAAAATATTGGCAGAGAATGGTGAATATAATACGCGTGGAACGTTGTTGTCAGGCTGGAGACTGACAAGCTTTGTTAATACCATACTTAATTATATATATGCACAAGTTGCACTACAGGGTACAGGGATGGTGTCTACCCATAATGGTGATGATGTGCTAGCTGGCGTAGCAACATACGGACAGGTACAACGCTTACAGACAGGAGCTGCTAAGTATAATATTCGATTTCAAAAGTCAAAATGTTACCTGGGAGCTATCGCAGAATTTTTACGGGTTGATCACCGAGTAGGAACAGGCGCGCAGTATTTAGCTAGAGGTGTTTCTACGTTCGTTCATGGACCTACAGAAGCAACTATACCCAATGATCTATGCAGCGTGCTTTCTTCTATAAAGACTAGAGCACAAGAACTAGTAGAAAGAGGAGGTTACCCGGAAATAATTAGATATTGTAAGATGTTACAACACCAACATCTGTGTAAACTATGGAATATTACACTAGATGAAATTAATATAATAGAACGCACACATGTATCTTTAGGTGGTCTGAATACAAAGATTGTCCCTGGCGGATTGAATTATAAAGTCGAGAGGGTACAACAGAGATACTTAACGGATGAAGATAGTGTTGATGATAGCAAAGCGGATTTACCAGGAGTACACGCTTATGCTAGAAAACTGACTAGACGTCTTATAGACAATAAGTATTACACACATATAGTAAGTGCAGCACGCAAGGCCATATTAGCAGCTTCAGTAGCAGTGAAGTTCGGGGTTAAGCTCATTAAAATTGAGTTACCTGATCACTGTATTGAAATGAACGCTCAACAATATGGTATGTACAAACATGAAAGTTTGGGGATTAAAACCATTATGGCTAAATCACTCAATATACCTTTAATAGCTATTAATGCTGACTGGAATTATCTTAGTTCACTACTGGCTAGTGAACATGATCAGTTGAAGGCTATGAAGATATTATTCTGAGTGATTTAGTACATTACTGGATT